TGTTAGGATTTGGCGGTATGCAGCAACAGCAGGCGCAAAATGTATTGAATGCACAGTTCGCCGCTGAACAGGCTGCCTACGCACAGCCTTTACAACAACTTGGTTTCTTGGGTGACTTGACCAAGGCACTGCCTTCATCACAAAGCTCAATCTTGCAACAAAATGCACCCAATCCTGGTCTCGGGCAGCAGGTCGCTGGTCTGGCATTAGGTGCCGCTGCACTCGGGAGAGCGTTTTAATGCAAACCAACATGCCTCGCGAGATTAAAGACATCATACGCAACGTTCAGCAAATGGATCTGCCGGAGAACGGCATAGCAGACATCCGTATCAAGATACAGGGCGGCGATGTTATGGACCGTCCCATGTTCAAAAAAGGCGGTGGGGCAAACAAGTTTCCAGACCTCAGCGGCGACGGCAAAGTTACACAAAAAGACATATTGATCGGCCGTGGTGTCATCGAGAAACAAGAGGGTGGTGCAGTCAACCCAGAGCAGGCTATCGCGCAAGTCGAGATGGCTGCTGAAGCAGAGGGCGAACAGCTTGGCCTAGACTATCTGGCCCAGCAGATGGGCGGCATTGACATGGCGGAAGATGCAGAGGGCCTGATCAACGCACTGCGGGGCAATGAGATGCCCATATCAGCACGGCGCACGGAACTTGCAGAATATGTTGGTGAAGAAGATGCGATGCGGACTCCAGAGTCCGTATTAGCGATGGTTCAGCCCACCATAATGATGACAGAAGAAGGGGCTATGAACTCAGGCATTGGTGAATTGATGCAACAACTCACCTCAGATGTCGAAATGGCTACGGAAGGTGGTGCGCCAACAGACATGGGTCAGGGTGTCGGCGCATTGATGATGGCAGGAGCACCGGAACAGCCCGTGCAGCAGTTTGCGGCGGGTGGTGCTGTGCAGTATTTTTCAGACGGCACACAAAACGATCCTATTACCGGACAGAGTCTGGCAGCAAGAGGGGCCTTGATGCGAACATCTGCGTTAGACAAACTACGAGGCGCAGGAACGGGGACCGGTGACCTTCAAACTTATTTTGACGAGTATTTACCGCTTTATGAAAACCTGATACGAGATAGCGAATCTGAAGAAGACAGGAGGAAAGACAGAGCACTTGCTCTGGCGAAGGCGGGTTTTAGGTTTGCTTCGGGCATAGGCCCGAAAGGACAAAACATCGCTGGACAGCCTTTACTGTCACAAGCAGCGGCCGCTGCCATTCCTGCCATAGATGAATTAGGAGACATTGAGTCACGTCGTAGGAAAGAAGATACAGCACTCCGTACCCTTGCCGCACAATCGGCCATAAAAGCACAAGATACCGCAACGACACGGGCACAAAAAATAGCAGAACTAGAATACCAGGCAGGCGTCAAGCTCCAAGACAAAGCACTCGATCTCCTTTTGAAAGACCCCAAATATAAAATCGTCAATGTCAACGTAGGAGATGGAAAACAGGTTCCTTTACTGGTAGACGAAAATACCGGTAATTATCAACGTGTGGATATGGGAGCCTTTACGGCTACACAATCGGGTGAACTGCCTTCTAATCTGACCAATCCAAAGAAAGAGTCGCGTTTGTTTAACGCGCTGGCTGACATGGCAAAAGGCTCTGTCGAGGAGAAAGAATTAAGCAGGCTGGATACCCTCGTAGATGACCTTTACCCAGCAGAAACGGTGATAGACGGGGTTAAAAAAACACCAACCATACCAGTAAACGTGCTTGATATGGTTAATGCCCGTTTGGCGAGAGGAGACGTCCCTAGAATACAAAAAAGGATTATACGACAAGCTCAGAATTTGAAGGCTAATCGTCCGGAGGCTTTGGAAGCAATGACTGATTTAGCTTTAAACAATTTCGATGCTGCTGTCGAGGCAAATAGATTAGTTGCGGGTGTGCCGGAAGAGGATGTTTTGATTGATCCTGATTTTGACGCGAGTAATCAATATGGCTTGATGACAGGTGTGATATCTCCTTTTAACGCCGTCTTGACTACTTTCGAGGCTGAACTTGCTGGCTACGGAGCAGCAGGAGCAGAACGATCTGCTGCTGTTCAAAGATTCTACAAAGATAAAGGGTTCTTGAAGAAACTAATTAGTGTTACGAACAGGGAGCTACTGCAAGCGATGGGGGGCACCAGACTTTCCAACGAATTGAAGCAGATAACTGAACAAACAGAAGTTCTGGAGGGCAGCGGACTTACCTTTGACGTGACGGCGAAGACTGCGGCGGAAGGTATTCTCATAGAACTTAATACAGCCTTGAAACAGGCGGTTCAAATTTTAGAAGACAACGAAGTCGTACCAGGTAGTATCCCGGCAGCCGACGTAAACGATGCCCAAAAGGTTAGAAGAACTGTTCCTAAATTAATCAGGGCCTACAATAATTTACTTCAAGGGTTTGACGTGACGATGGAGCGTACACCGGGCATGATGCCCCGAATGACCGGAAACGTCCCCCTAGTCCAAAATAAAACAGAACTTGTTGGTACTATCAAGAAATAATGGCTGAGACGCTACCAACACCAGATCCTCGAGTCTCTTACGGCGACTTTGCATCTTTCGTACGTCAAAACGGTTTGTCATCCACCGTAAAAAGTTACGTGACCGAAATCAGTGGAAACGAGCAGATATATGACGATCTTGCTGCCCAAGGACTTAATGACTTTCAGATTGCCAACGATTTTTTTCGTCTCGAAAAACTAGATCCGACTTTCATCGAAAAGGAACGTCGAGAGGGGTTAGATTTACGACAGTCAGCAAACTTACTGGCTCAAGACATGGGTCTCAATCTCGAAACTCTAAGGGATGAACAAGGATTTTCTACGGCCGACTTCCTAGAGTTTTTCACAAGTGGACGACGACCCTCACCAGCAGAGGCGGCGGCTGAAACAGTTGCCTCGGGAACAATTAGCGGCGGGTCGATTGCCGCTGGATTTGGAATTGGGGCGGCGGCTGGAGCCATGACACCAATTCCGGGCGGTACTTTGATTGGTGGGTTGCTAGGTGCTGGTCTTTTTGGTCTGCTTGGAGAAGAAATCAAAGAAGAGGTTTTACCACAAGAGCCAATTATTGAACCGGGCATGCGTCCCATGATGGTTTTTGGCGAGACTCTGATTGAAGCCTTGATGGGCACTACGCTTTTACGGGGCGGTAAAGAATTACAAGAATTTGCTTTTGATAAAGTAGGGGATGAGTTCAAGAACCGGGGATTTTTTGCTGAAAAGTTGCGAGAAAATGCTGCTGGTAGAAGTTTTAACGTTGTAAAACAAGAAATGTTTCGGCCAAATGCCATTAACCCCGAACAAATGGAACGGTACATATCTCGCATCGCAAAAGATGACCCTGTGTTGTTTGGTTATTTGCGTTCGTATATGAAAAACCCTCGTGCCACGTTGGTTGCAGAGTCCGCAGGAGGCGTAGGAGCGGCGTTTGGCGCGATGGGTGCTGAACGGTTTTTCCCCGGAGATCCAGGTGTCCGAGCGGTTTTCGAAATCACGGGAGCTACTCCGCTTTCATACCTTACGATGTTCCCTTACTTTGTCGTTGCAAAAGATAGCTTGAAACAAGGCGCAGAGGCCATGCAGGGAGCTATGAGTGTAGAGGAGCAGCAAGAGAGGGTGGGTCAGGCTCTCATCAATTTTATGCAGGAGATGGGAGACGATCCACAAAACTTCATTAACGCCATTGAGGCAGGTTCTTTTCGGAGGATTGTGGATGACACATTAGAAGCACATGACGCTGCTTACGGAGATCTGTCTGTTGACCAGATTGCCGACTTGCCAACAACTACGAGAATGTTGGCCTCCCTCGATAGCAATGATTTGTCCGAAAACGCATCTTTGGATCTGCTAGAGGCTGCTATCTTGCGTAAAGTGCCACTCGAGGCGCAAAAGTTTTCAAATCAATACAGAGAACAAAGCAAAAGAATACAAAAATTAATAGGAGCCGTGATTGCCAGCGGCGAAAATGCAGACGTGCTGAAGACTGCCGGTCGGATGCGTCAGAAGTTTTTTGAAGACACCTTGAATGCCCGTCTCGAACAAGCTCTTTCAGATCAAACTAGGGTAATTAGTACTTTTGGTACGGGGTCTTCCAGTGCTGCCGCTCGTCGGGAGGCGGGTAAAAAACTTGATTTGATCATGGAAGGTGCGTTCAAAGATATTCGAGACCAGCAAAAACAACTCTACGACCAAATACCAAAAGACTTGCAGATTGGATCAACTAACCTTCTTGCTGCTATCAAAGATTTGAGTGCTGATTTACCGCCGGAGGCTAGGGCCGAGATTATTCCCGCAATCGCCCGAGGCACCCAGAAACGGTTTGCCGACATAGCTAGGAAAGCCCGTTTGGAAAGTGATATTCAAAGCCTCGAAACGGATTTGACGGAGTTGAAGAGCTACCAAGGTTTTGTGCTAGACAGAGGTCCGTTGCAAGGCACTAATAAACAAACACCGGCAGAGGTGAAAAACAGGCTCGAACAAAAATATGACGTTCGATTTGACCAAGTAGAAAAAGAAATAAAAGACCGGCTTGGGGTGGCGCAAGAAGCCAATGAAAAGTTAGGTGACGTAGACGACACGCCGTTAACGAGAGCGCAGATGTCAAGTTATCGATCAATCATGTTGGGCGAAGCGAGAGAGGCTGGTGCGGCAGGTAAGAATGAATTAGCTCGTATTTATAGCACTATTGCTGACGGCATTGAAAAAGATTTCGCAGATGTAAAAACTATCACAGAGTTGAACGACATACCGGCTTACGAACAGGGCAAACTGGTTTTACAGATTGATGCAGCCAACGCTTTTACCAGGTCATTCAAAGACGCTTTTGCTAGATCTTTTCCGAACAAACTGCAAAAAGAGAGGAGAACTGGCGAAACTATCATCAATCCAGAGCTTCTATATAAAGAAATCGTTCGAGGGGGCACACCAGAACAAGACATCAAGATGGAACAAATTTCAGATGCGGTGACGTTTCTCGAGAGAAGCTTGATCGATGATCAAATTGGTGGTCCTCAATTCGCACCAATCAGCCCAGAAGATGCCGCACGGATCCGAATTACTACGGAAGAAAGAGTCCGCACGATGGACGAGGCTTATGAAGATATTTTTAGAGCGTTGGCTAGATCAAAAATAGTCAATTTGCGGGGCGAAGATCCAGAAATAAACCTGCCTGCGCTGAGAGTCTTTATCGATGAAAATGAAGACATGCTAGACCAGATCCCTAATTTGAGAAGAGATCTTGAGGATGCTAGGACCGCAAAAGTAGCTCTAAATAAAGTACTCGAAGACCAGAAACAAGGTGAACTACCAGAATTTTTTACATCTAGACTATTCCAAGAGGTAACCGGTGAGAGACCGGCACAAGCGATTGAAAGCTTATTGGGACCTTCGGTCACGAACTCCCGAGAAAGGTTTTACGATTTACTTGGGAAACTACGAACAAGGGGTGCTCAACTGGGCGAAGGTTCAGTGACCGACGAACAAATTGAGCAGCGGTTGAAACAAGCCGTTCTTTCTTGGGCACGGGGTAGATCTATCGGGAAAAGACCAGGTGAAGCATTTGGAGAGGCTACTGACCCAGCTTTGATGGGGGACGATGTTGCACCCTTCCAAGCACTGGCTGAAACGCCTAACTTCCGAAGCATGTACAACTCCTTGTTCTCAGGCGTAGACGGTGGACCAAGTCTCATGAGTATCCTTGCAAGGCCGGGTCCAGACGGCGAGGCTCCTTTGTTTTCGTCGATGGAAAGACTCAATCTGCAAAAGATATTCAAGCGGGGTATAGAGCTTGAGAGAACTATTCTAGATCCAAAATTCAAAGAAGTTATTGATGAGGTGACCCCCGAAGTTGACTTGCTTACTGGTTTGATGATCAAACTTGCCGGTTCTCAAATTGGTACCACTGCTGCCAAACTGATACCTGGACGTGGACAAGGTCTCATTGAAGCTGGTGCTGGTGTACGTTTTCTCGAGAAAGTGTTGGCTCCGGTACCTTCTGGTGCCGTAGATGACATATTGTTGCAGGCCGCGAAAGATCCAGACTTTATGAGGTTTTTGTTGAAAAAAGGTCTGGAGGGCAAACCTTTTGAACCCGGTAAAGCAGTGCAACAAATAGGTAAAACCATCCGTCAACAAGTCGGAGAAATACGAAGACTGAAAACGTTTTTATTGCCCGTGTTAGGAAGTGGCATTCAAGAGGCTTTGACGGAAACTGAGGAAGAGATCCTTCAAAAACAGTTTCAACCTTTTGAAGAACAACGTTCCGAGCGTTATCAACCGGCTTTCGAAACCGGTATCGAGCCTGTCGCGCCACCAATTGCACCGCCTGTGTCAGCGGCTATGCCTGCCCCGGCCCCGACCGCACCGAACACTCAACTCAGACAGCGGTTTGCGGCACTGTATCCAGATGATCCGATATCTCCGCTAATCGAGGCCCAAGGCATCGGAACACTTCCACAAGGCAGAGTCTAGACCAACCAAGCCCTAGCTTCTTCCCCTAGCACCTGTTGTGCTATGTCAATCTTACCTTTCAACGCTTTGATTATCTTTTCATCCACTGTCCTTGGGCTGACTAAATCCACATACAGAACATGGTGATCCTGACCAATTCTGTGGGCGCGGTCCTCTGACTGCAACCTGATCTCCAAATCGTAAGAGTTGTTGTAATACAATACGTTAGTTGCCGCAGTTAAAGTTAACCCGTAGCCACCGGTCTTTGGGTTTGCTACAAAGAAACGAACTGGGCTTTCTTTGTCTTGGAACTGTTCCACGATCCGGTCGCGCTCCTCTTGCGGCGTGGCACCGTAGAATGTCACCACCGAATCTTCACCGAACTTCTCTGCTAGTGTCTGTTGTATCTGCTCAATGTCGTACACATAACTGGCCCAGATGATGACTTTGCCAATCATCTCACCTATGACCTCTAACATTTCAGTCATACGGTTGCTGGCAAGCGGTTGTATCTCTCCGTCATCAGTTCTCAGATGACCACAGGTAATCTCTTGCAGCCGCATGATCTGGGTCAATACGCTTTGTGTAGTCGATAGCTCCCCCTGATCCAACATGGCTAATGCAAACTCCTGCATTTGTTTGTACGCTTTAGTTTGCTCCTCAGTCAAAGCCACTTGTCGTTGCATGTAGATCTTGTCCGGCAGGTCCAGACAATCTTCTTTCAATACACGGTGACTGTGCTTCTCAAGCTTGCAGTTCAACTCCTCGAGGTTCCTGTACCCAGTTATCTGTTGGAAGCTCCGTGCTCCAAACTTACGTTGCTGCACCACTGCATACCGACCTTGGAATGCGTAGTAACTGTCATAATTCAGCATACTTTTATTCAAGAATGCACACTGAGAGAACAGGTCCATCGGGTTTTTTGTGACCGGGCTACCTGTCAAGATTCTTTTGTACTTGGCCTGCTTGCCGAGCGCGATGATGTTTTTAGTGCGCTGTGCCTGACGATTCTTGATGGTGGTGCTTTCATCCACCACCACGAAGCTGTCGGCATTCAGCTTCAAAAAGTCCTGTGCCACCTGGTTACCACGCTTAGTTGATAACGCCTCTACGTTCATAATTAGAATACGCAGAGCATTACCAGACCCCCGCGCAACCTGGATCAACCTTTTCTGGAACTTCTGAGTTGTCTTTGGCTCCCACAATAAAGAGTCAACTCTGACATCTTCTGACATATGTTGCGGTATTTCTTTGGCATGCCAGTTTGCGTAGACCCCTTTTGGAGCGATGATCAGTGCTGCTTCTATCTCGCCTTGCTGAAAAAGCATTCCCATCGTGTCGATAGTGACTTTTGTTTTTCCTGTGCCCATCTCCATAAAAAGGGCGTAGAAGCTGCGCTGCCAAGACTTTTCGAGCGCAACCTTCTGGTGTTCGTATGGTTCTGTTTTAAATTTATACATTTTGCTTTCTATATGTTGACATCTGCGATAGTAAGGGATTACTCTCACATTGGGAAGTGTTGAAAGACACTTAAACAATCAACAACGAACGAGGACTGACGAATGAGCGACCTTTTTGACGAGATGGCCGAAGATGCCGAAAAATCTCTTAATCTCCCCGATGACGGACAACTGGGCAGCGTATCTAAGATTGCTGAACAGATTATTGCCGAACAGCAAAGAGTAGAAAATCTCGAGGCAGAGCACAAGGCTGCAAAAGCCAAACTTCTGAAACTGACCGATGAGGAACTTCCCGCAGCAATGCAGGAGTTGAACATGAGTGCCTTTGCGTTAGCAGATGGCAGTCAGGTGACGCTGAAACCAACGTATGGTGCCAGAATCCCCAAGGACAAAGAAGAAGATGCGTTTGAGTGGCTGAGACAACGGAACGAAGCTGATCTTATCAAGAACACCGTGACAGTGCGTTTCAACAAAGAACAAGACAACGAGGCAAAAGCCTTGGTGGACGATCTGCGTAAGAAGCACATGGAACCAGAACAGGCTTCAACGATTCACCCCGGAACCCTGAGAGCTTGGGTAAAGGGCAGAGTCGAGGATGGCTTGGAATTGGACATGGAATTGTTTGGTGTGTGGGTTGGACAACGAGCAGAAATCAAGAGGAACAAAGATGGCTGATAAAGAAGTAAAAGAAACGAAAGAAGAAAAAAGCGTAGCTGTGATGGACGCGGCGATGTTTGAAGCGGATGCTGGTGCTGGCATGAGCATGGAACAGGATGATCTGGCACTGCCATTTCTGAAGGTTCTCAGTGCTCTTGATCCCCTCATACAAGAGGGTGAGATTGATGCAAAGCCCGGTGACCTTTACAACACCGTCACAAACACCGTCTATCCAGGCAAAGCAGGGGTGCAGGTGATACCGGCTCACTACGAGCGACGGTTCCTACAATGGGCACCCCGAGGCAGTGGCTCTGGTGCTCCTATGAACATTTACGGACCGGACGATCAGCGCCCGGAAACTAAGCGGGACGAGAACGACAACAAAGACTACGTTGTCGATGGGGAAGGATCTTATATCGATGAGACCCATCAGCACTATGTCGTGGTTCTGGAAGAGGACGGATCGGCAAACACGGCTTTGATTTCTATGAAGTCAACGCAGTTGAAGAAGTCACGCAAATGGAATTCGATGATCGCCAGCAGGACGATGACAAACGCCAAGGGCATGAGCTTCCAGCCCCCACGGTTCAGTCACGTCTACAAGCTGTCCACCAGTTCTGAAAAGAACGATAAGGGTAGCTGGCACGGTTGGAACATCGAACTGGTCGGTGAGGTCAAAGACGCGAACGTCTATCGCTCCGCAAAAGCGTTTCACGAATCCATCGCAAGTGGGAACGTGACCGTCAAGCATGAGCAGGAGACTTCAACAGGAAGGACCGACGAGCCTTTCTAGCCGCTATGGGGAACCCGGTCTCCACAGGCCCAGCAAATTCGTCTTTGATCGCTGGGCCATCCGGGCCTTTTTAATATGATAGAACAATTTTCGAATATATTTGACGGATTACAAGCTGCCTACGGCACATACAAGATCAATGGCCGGGACACAAAAGGCAAAGCCACCGGCAAAGCAACCGTCGTAAAAGAATCACGGACCACGGAGACCTGGGAAGCACATTTATCCGGGCAGCAGTCCATCGGTATCATCCCCATCAACGAAGACAACGAATGCAAATGGGGCTGTATTGATATCGACGAGTACAACTTCGATCATCAGAAGCTACTCAAACAATTACAAAACGCGAAATTACCTTTGGTGGTGTGCCGCAGTAAGTCTGGTGGTGCTCACGTATTTTTATTCACAACAGAGTTCATACCGGCCAAGGACATGCAAGAGACGCTGAAACGTCTTGCAGTGTCTCTGGGCTACGGTTCTTGTGAAATATTTCCAAAACAAATAGTGCTGCATTTAGAGCGTGGTGATGTCGGGAACTTTCTCAACACACCTTACTTTGATCACGAGAATGGCTTGCGGTATGCGTTCAAGGCAGACGGGACTGCCGCCACGATAGAAGAGTTTTTTGAGTTGCACGAGCAGAACGTGCAGACCCACGAGCAAGTGCTGGCATTGACAGTTGAAGAGGACCCGGACCTACCGTTGAAGGATGGACCGCCTTGTCTTCAGATGTTATGTCGAGACGGGATACCGGAAGGTGCGAGGAACAATGGACTGTTCAACCTTGGCGTTTATCTACGCAAAGCCAACCCTGACGGTTGGGAGTCAGAGATCCTTGAGCACAACATGAAGTTCATCCACCCACCGCTGCCTTTGGGAGAGGTCAACACAGTAGCCAAGCAGCTAGAAAGGAAAGATTACGCCTACAAATGCTCTGATGCTCCAATCAACTCGGTATGCAACCGAGAGCTTTGTATGACCCGAAAGTTTGGTATTGACGGTGTAGTCACTGGGGTTCAGATCGCCAATCTGAGAAAGTACAACAGCACACCACCGGTCTGGTTCCTTGATGTGATGGGACAGCCGCTCGAGATGCAGACAGATGATCTGTTGAACCAAGCTGCTTTCCAGAAGGCTTGCGTTGATCAATTGAACTTTCTACCCAGAACAGTCAAAAAAGATATGTGGGAGACTCGCATCAACGGGCTGCTCAGTGAAATGTCAGAAACAGAAGGCAGCATCATCGAAGTGTCTGAGGATGTCAGCATCAACGGACAGTTCAATGATCATCTGGAAGATTTCTGCACTGGACATCAAGCAGCCGAAGACAAGGAACAGATATTGCTCAAGCGTCCTTGGACTGACGGAGAAAGAGGCGAAACCTACTTTAGATTGAAGGATCTGGAGTCACATTTGATCAAAGCAAACTTCAAGCATTTCAAAACGCACCAGATCGCACAGCGGTTACGAGATCTAAACGGTTCTGCTTCCAAATTGAAGATACAGGGAAAGCAGACTAGGCTATGGCGTATTCCGGCCTTTGACATGGAGCAGGTTAATTTGGATGCCCCACAGTTCACAAAAGAAGAAGAGATACCTTTTTAATGTTTCGTTTGTTTGGACCACCGGGCACTGGCAAAACTACCACATTACTGAATCTGGTTGATAAGGCTCTCGCAGAGGGCACACCACCACACAAGATTGCATTTTTCGCGTTTACACGTAAGGCAGCGTCGGAGGCAAAAGAAAGAGCTTCTGTGCGTTTTGGATTAGATCCAAAAGCAGATCTGCCATATTTTCGGACCATACACTCTTTGGCTTTCTTCTTGACCGGGCTGAAGAGTGACCAACTGATGACAGCAGCACATTACCGAGAGGTTGAGAAAAAAATCGGCATCAGCTTGGTGTCAGGAGAAACCAGACTGCACGAGGTCGAGGAGGATCTTAGCAACAGCTTACGCAAGGAGTCGCCCATACTGCGGTTGATCACGCTGTCCCGTTTGAAAAAGACGTTACTCAGGCATGAGTACAATTTTAGTGAGATTGAATACAACTGGCTGGAAGTGGACTACGTGGCACGGTCCTTGGATCAATACAAAAAAGAACACAACCTCTTTGATTACACCGACATGTTGGAGTTGTTTGCCAAGTCAGCGCACGAGACGTGCCCGAAGTTTGAGCTTGCCATGATCGACGAGGCGCAAGATTTGAGTCCGTTGCAGTGGGACATTGCACACGCGATAGAAAAGAAGTCACGGCAGATGTACTGCGCTGGAGACGACGACCAGGCTATCTACAAGTGGAGTGGGGCAGACGTTGATCATTTTATTAATCTGCCGGGTAGCAGTGAGGTGCTCGAGCAAAGCTACCGGGTGCCCAGTAAAATACATGAACTTGCCAACCAAGTTTGTGCCCGGATCGTAAGGCGATTCCCAAAAAACTATCTGCCAAAAAAGGAAGAGGGTTCCGTCAAGCGGATCACCGGGTTCGAAGAACTAGATCTGACAGAAGGCACTTGGTTGTTTTTGTCACAAGCTAAGTTTCATTTGCAGGGAGCACATAACTTTTTGAAATCACAAGGTTATTTTTACGAATACTCTGGCGGTAAGCCTAGTGTGCGTTTGAAAGTAAGGCAGGCACTCGAAGCGTGGAGATTATTGCAAGCTGGTAAGCCTGTCGTGTTTGACTTGGTTAAAGTCTTATACAGTTACATGACGGGCAACGGTGTAAGGATCGCCAGAGGACATAAGAAGATTATTGGGGAAGAAGACGACACTTTCACTTTTGAGGAACTGAGAGACCATCATGGTCTGTTGGCGAATCGAGAGATGGAGTGGCATGAGGCTTTGGATAAGATACCGGGCGTGGATGTGGCTTATGTCAACGCACTGGTGCGGCGAGGCGAAGATCTCACCAAAGAACCTCGAATTAAGTTGTCAACAATCCACGGGGCAAAAGGCGGTGAAGCAGAGAACGTGGTCCTGTATACGGACCTGACCGTTGCAGCAGAAGAATCAATGGTGCGTGATGCGGACAGCATCCACCGGGTGTTCTACGTTGCTGTGACTCGCTCGATGCGTAACCTTTTTATCGTGGAACCCGAAAATTTTAACAGGAGTTATGCGTTGTGACTGAGGATAACGTGAACCAACCCAAGCACTACTTAATCGGCGGGATAGAGGCTATCGATGCGATGGTGATGGTGTTTGGGGCCAAGTCAGTCAAACTTTACTGTCTATGCAATGCTTTCAAGTATTTGTGGCGATGTATGCACAAAGGGAAAGAGACAGAAGACATCAAGAAGGCTATTTGGTATTTACGTTTTGCTATCGGTGACGACCCGCGAAAAGACCATGCAAAAAGAGACTAGATTACAGTTTCCGTTGTTCACCCCAAAATCGGAGTGGACGCCACCATTTGAGTTACGAGATCTGACGGGCTGCAAAGAAATAGCCGTGGACCTAGAGACACGTGACCCGAACCTCAAACAGAACGGACCCGGTTGGCCCAGAAAGGACGGTGATGTCGTAGGCATTGCCGTTGCAACGGATGGTTGGGAAGCTTACTACCCAATCGCTCATATGGGCGGCGGTAACCTGGACAAGGGCATAGTTATGCGTTGGTTGCAAAAACAAATGCAGACTGACGCAATCAAGATCATGCACAACGCGCCATACGACCTTGGTTGGCTCAAAGCATTAGGTATTCAAGTCAACGGGCCGATTATTGATACGATGGTGATGGCTGCCCTACTTGACGAGAACCGTTTCAGCTACAGCCTAAACGCCCTGTCATACGATTATTTAGGTGAGGCAAAGTCAGAAAAGTTATTGACCGAG